GAAATAGCGTAAGTACATTTAAACTTTAAAGTACTTACTACTCTTATTTTCTTGTCGCCTGTAGTTTGTCTAAGGTCAATTATAGAAAGCTCGTTATCATCACTTAATAAGTCCGTAGCTCTTACAAAGTTTGTAAGCTTTCCAGCTATCAATACGTTATCATTTAAGCCCCCGCCTTTTGCTAGGTTATATACTGGCGCCGGTACTAACTCAATACCTAGATAATACATTTTAATACCGTCGCTAATCAATTCCGGTACGGCTGTATCGAAAGCGTTTTGCTGGTAAAATTTCCACATATTAGTATTCATCATTATAGCTAGGTCCGGGTCGCCCATTAGCTCGCCAGGTATAGCCGTATATACCTTACCTATTTCGTCTATAGCGTTGGTCGAATTAATAGGTAAAATAGTAGCCGTAATTACTGCGCCGTCTAGTGCTAGCTCAGTTTCTAGCTCAGTAAACGCCTTACGCTCTAGCTCGGCCCCTATCTTTGCCGGTATTTGTTCCATTAGCCACGCCTCAAAAGTTGGGGGGAAGTCTACATTATTAGCGCCGGCCTGTAGTTCGCTAGCTAAATAGCTTTGCTCAAAAGTCGTTACGCATTCCTCAAAATTAATGTCGTACCCGTTTACCGTATCTTTCTTTTCGGTTAAGTCCAGGTTTACGTTTGGGTCAAAATCACAGCCCTCGGGCGCTAATATTACCCCTGTGAAATTCAAAAAATTCAATTCAAATTTATCTTTTACGTTTGGTAAAAGTGTAAAGCGATCTACAGCGTTACGCTTGTAAAAAGTTTCAGTATAAAAGCCTGTAAGCTCAGTACCTCTATATTCCGGTTTAGTAATTACAATACCCATTTGTTTAAGTTTTTTTAGGTGTTATTATTTATTTATTTATTTATTTTTTGCTCGTTTTTAGACTGTAGCGGGTCTTTGATTTTTAGCTTTTAGCTCGGCTAGTTTCTTAGCCATTTGCTCGGGGTAAGAAAGTTCTATTTTTACCTCGTCGGCTTGGTTGTCGTCTTTTCTACCTGGTAAAAGCTCGGCCTTAAACTTTGTAAACAATTCCGTAAGGTCGGCCTTACTAAAGTTTTCCGCTGTACTAAGATCGGTACCGCTTACCTGGGCGCTTAGCTGTTCTACTTTCGCGTCTAGCTCAGCTAGTTTATTTACTATTTCCATCTTCCAGGCTTCTAAGTCCTCGGCTGGTGGTACGTCGTCTAGTGGCGCCTCGTTTCCTGGCTGGCTTACTGGCGTTACCGCTGTTATTACCCCGTCTACTACAGTATATACGTTTTCGTTTACTGTATAGTCGCCGTTTTCGTTTTCTACCTCAGCGCCTATAATTAGCGTAGCCGGGTCTAAGTCCTCTAATAAGGCTAAATTGATTTTCATATTTGTATTTATTTGGTTAAAGTTTTCTTGTCTAGGCTGTGGTTTCGGGTTGTCGGTCGTCGCTTCTTGGTCGTCCAGGTTACTAGTAATAGCCGGTACGTTTCCTACCTTTCGGGTTTCGTCGTCCTCAAAGTCTACGAAGAAAATTTGCCGGCGCCAGCGGTGTCTACATCCGTAACTTCCTTTATAGTTAAAAATAGAATAACGGCCAAACTGGGTATTTTCCCCCTTAAAACTCATTATATCAATGTCCTCTTTTCTAAATACCTTACCTGTACGGTCCTGGTAGTCTAGTACTCTACGGCAAAAATTACGGTTTTTATTATCTTTGGGCCCGTCGTACTTGTATCTTACTATCCATTTACCTACGTCGCCCTTATTCCTATCTAGTCGGCTGGGCTCGTCGGGTTTCGCTACTACTCTAAAGTCGTACTTTCCTAGTATGTCGTCTAGGCTTAGCTCGTTCTCGTTTTCGTCTATTAGGTCGTCGTGTAATAGCGTCCAGTTTTTACCTACCTTTTCGCCTAGGCCCTCTAGTTTGTTTAGTAGGGTTTCCTCTATAATAGCGTTATCTATAGAAAGCTTTAGGCCGGCTAGCATTTCAACACTAAAGCCCCTTAAATTTCCTGTAAGTATTTCCTTATTCCAAAGATCAGTATTTTTAACCTTTACTACGCCGTACCACGTACCCGCCGGTAATTCGTGGCCAAATTTGTAAAGGGCTTTATCTAGCTTAGGGTTTTCTATTACCCAGTTTTCCGAAACATATACCCCCTCTACGTCGTCGGTATGCTGTTTATTAAACTTAGCCCCGTTTAAATTTTCGTTGAAACGGTCGGCTATTTCCTGTACTACCTCAGTAGGAAATACTACGTAAAAGCGTTGCTTAGTTTCGGGGTGTTCTCGTAGTATCGGCTTATTAGGTATAATAAAAGGGCCGGCTAGTTTTTGCTGGTCCTGTAAAGTATCAAAATTGAACTTTATAATGTCGTCTACTAGTGGCGTAATACTGGCAAATTTTAACCAGTCTACAGCCATAGCGGGAAAGTCTACCAGGCTTATTTTATCGGTCCCCTGGTGTAACTTATCTATAGTAATATTTAGTACGGGTAGCCCGTCTAGTACTTCCATACTTTTAAAAGCCTTTTATATTCATATCGTAACAGTACATACACAAAATAATTGAATAAAACAAATAGGCTATTTTGCATTTTAAAGCGTTCTAGTATACTTTTGTATACTGTAAGGTAAAAGTACAAAGGGTATACCTAGAAAGTCCATTAAAAGCAAAAGCCTAGTTTCTCGTCGGTCCATTGGTTAGAATTTAATCAGTAAAAAGGGCTATAGCTCGGCGTTATTTTCTAGGTCCTTTACTCTATCCTGGGTACTGGTTATATCGCTTTCTACTACGTAACTACGTTGGGGCTTAGCTAGGTTTTCGTTTAGCCTTTCTAATATACCCGTCAATTCGCCGGCGCCGTTAAAGGCCCCCGCTGGCGTTTCGTTTCCTAGTATACCCCCAGTAGCAAAGCTTACGCCCCCGCCGGCCTGGTTTATTTTGCTTAGTGTACTTTTAAACTGGGCCGTACTTTGTTTATTTATTACAGCCTCGCCCCCCTCTAGCTCGCCGTAGTTTGTAAGTATACCCCCTTGGGCGTGGCTCGGCCCGTTAAGTATACCGCCCTTACCAAAGCTGGTACTTTTTATTTTACCTATTTGTATACCAGTAGACAATAAGACGCCAGCCCCGGCTATAAGCCCCAAAGGTACCAGGGGTACCGTAGTCGCTACGGCGCTAGTAAAAGCTAGGGCGCCGTTTATAGTGGCCTGTTTAATTTGTAGCTTTTTATTTTCCTCAAAAACCTTTTTAGCTTCACGCTCTAAGGCCCTATTTTTTTGCTGTTCTAGTTTGGTAGCTTCGCGGTCGGCTACCTTTTGAGTAATAAGGCCGGCCTTTACTTTGCCCTCTAGTAGCTCGTTTTCCTTTGTAAAGGTTTCCTCTATTTTAGATAGTCTAAATTCGCTTTCCCTTTCGGCGTTGGCCTGGGCTATCTCAAAGCTGGCGTCTGCTATTTGCTGGCCTAGGTCAAAAGCTAAGCTTAGTAAGGCCCCCTTAATTTGTTCTTGTTGCTCGGCTATAAGCTCGGCGCTTTGGTCTAGCGCTTCTTTTTGGGCTGTAAGCTCTAGCTCTCGGGCTTCTTTTTTTAAGTTGGCTATTTCTAGTAGTGCGTTTTGTTCTATTTTTATACGCTCGTCGGCTGTAAGATCGGTAGCCTGTAGCTCTACCTGGGCCCCCTCGTTAATTTGGCGTATACGTAAATCTAGTAGGCGCTTTTCTATTTCGGCCCTTTCGGTTTCGGTTTCTTTTGTGTTATCTAAACTAGCCAGCTGTAGCCTTTCCTGTATTATTAATAATTCCGTAGCGTTGGCCGTGGCCTTATTTTGTAGTTCCTTTTGTTTATCGTCGTCCAGGTCGCTGTATTTTTTCTCTATAGCTTCTAGGTCCTTAAAAAATTGGTCCTCATTTATTTTAAGTAAAGCCTTTAGCCTTTCGTCGTCTTTTACTAGCTCGGTTATTCTAGTCCTTTGGGCTTCAAATTGTAGGGTAAGCTTTCGGGCTTCGCGGTCCTCTTCGTCTACTAGCCCCTTTTGGAAAATTTCCTCTTCCAGCTGGGCTAGGTCCTTTATTCTTTGGGCCTCGGCCTTGGCGTTTTCTATGGCTTTTTGTTGGGCTACCTTTTGGCGCTCTAGTTTCTTTTTATCGGCTTCGGCTTTGTTTTTTTCCTCGTTTTTAC